GATACAAATCTATCTTCATTAAGGGGATTATTATTTCCCCCTCCTCCACCACCACCTAAATCAGTTCCTGCTAAAATGGTGTCTCTATCATTTAAAGCAAAACTACCTTCAGGAGCTGTAAGGACTCTACTTCTACCTACAGGACCAGACATGAAGTCATCCGCGGGAAGAAGACCTGATACCTTAGCGACCCCAGCTGCTACAGCGGCTAATGTCGCAACACCAGCAATTATGTTAAAAGGAGGTGGAAGACCACCAAAAGCATTCATTACTGTAGTTGCTGCTGTCATTAAAAAACCTGATTTTAATAAAGGTAATAATTTAGCTACAGCTACAATAGTTAACGCTATTTTACCAGGAATTGTAGAAAATACTTCAGCTATAAAACCTACTAATTGAGCTATTGGGCTAAGAATTGTTACTACTTCACCTAAAAATACTGTAAATTGTTGAGTTGCTGCCGCTAATTTTTCTTGTGCGCTAAGTTGTTCTGCTCTATTTGCTAATTCTTCTCCACCTAAAGCTATTAACTCTTTTCTTGTCATATTTTGAGCTTGTTGTTTAAGTAAAGAATCTGCTAAAGTATCTGCACTTAATCCTAATGACTTAGCTATAGCTCTTTGTTGAAGAACATTCATATCATTAAACTCAGTAAACGTAATGCCCTGAGCTGTTATTTCATCAGCTAATCCTGCTAAGTCTCCTTGCAAAGCAAGCGATCTTGCTCTTTCTAAATTAAGTTGTTTACCGGTTAATAACTCGGCTTCTAATTCTGAGCTTATACTGCTTTCAAAATCTAAGAGTGCATCAGCAGTTGCTGCTATATTATTTAATTCAAGACCTAGCAATTTTGCTTTAGTAACTGCTTCAGCTATTAATTCAGGATTAGCTCCTAAATTAGCTCTAACTTGTCCTGTAACTTTACCTGTAGCTTCTAATATATCTCTATTATTTAAAGCTATACCAGTTGAACGTTGTAGTGCATAAGAAGCACTTAATGCGTTTTCTTCTGTTTCTCTTAACGATGCCCCGGAGGCTACTGCCTGAACCGCTAAACTAGCTGCTGATTCTGCTGATAGTTTAAGTTTTTCAGTTAACCTAGTAGTTGTTCTTAAAATTTCACCACTAAATACTGCTGCGGTTCCTAATTCTTTATTAATTAAAGCATTTGATTTAGCTATATTAACAGAATTAATAGCTACATCAAAAGATGAGGCTGCTATTCCAGTAAATTCAAATTTTAACTTTGTTGCCTCAACCCTACTTATATTAAGTTGTCTTGAAAATTCTGTAATTTCTTTTTCTACAGCAAATAGTTGAACTACAAGTAATTTAGCTATTATATCTGCTGCAGCTTTAAAACCAGCTTCTATACCTTTACTTACATCCCCCGTTCCTACAGCTACTTTTCTTATAGTTTTACTTATAGTATTAAAACTTTGGCCAACTTTTTCTAATCCAGGGATGCCCGACAGTAAACCCCCAACATTATCAAAAAATGCTGTTTTTGAATTTAACTGATCATTAAAAGCAGCTAGTTTTCTAAATTGGTCTGCTTGGGCTTGGGCTGCTATTGCGGCATCTTGCACAAGTTTTGCTTGATTTTGTAGGTCCTTTGATATTTGCCCTGTTGCTGTTCTAGATGCTGTTATTAGTTGATTTCTTTTAGCAATAAGTTCATTTGATCTACCTTGTAATTTAGCAGCTCTATCATTTAGTTGAGCTGTTTTTGCTGTGCCTTCAATTACTCTTTCTACTTCTTTATATAAATTACTATATTCCTTACCTATACTTCTAATATTACTAATTTGGTCTTTAGTAACGGCATCTCCCGCTGATAAACTTTGGTTTAATCGTTTAACCTGATCTATTATATCATCAAAATCTGGCCCTAATGTTGCTAAATCTCTTATGTCGTCTGCTAATCCCATAGGTATCTAATATGTTATAAATATAAAAAAATGAAAGGTGCTAGCGCACCTTACCATTTACGGTTACTTTTAGCATCATTTACTGCTTTTTCTTCGGCTTCCTTTTTATCTTTAAGATAGTTATTTATTCTTGTAATAGAATATCTCCTTAAGTATATTGGCATATTATATACTTCAGAATAACTATAACCACCACCCCCGTGATATACTAAATCGTGTACTTCATTGTACACACTCATTTTATATTCAGGCGTCAGGCCAAAGAAACGTGATGTTTAATGGCACGTTGACCCCTCTCTGCATATCTCCGTTTTCATCTTCATATTCAAATGTCATATCGACATCTGGACCGATGTTTTTCATGTGTTCACGGAGTGCTCTACTGTCTCTAGCGAGCAATTGGTTATCTACAAATTCACGGATGGTTTTTTTCTCATAATTACCATCAACTGATTGAATAATATATTTTAATCTAGTGGTTAATTCACCTACTTCTTGATTAGCTTTTTTTCTACCTTTTAATTCTTCATCTATTTTCCTCTCATCACGGTGAGTTAAATATTTAAAAGTAAGTTCTTTTTTAAGAACAGGTAATGTAAAAGAAAATTCATTTGTATTGGGTTTTAACAAATGTTTTTTATCTAATTCCTTATCTTCAAGTTCTGTAAGATCTAAAGTATGAGATATTTTAGCACCTGTGGGTGATTGAATATCAAATTTATAATCTTTACCATATCCTAATACTCGAGCAGCTACTAAGAGTGCATTTTTATCACCTGAAGCTAAATCATTGTAATTAATAGGAGATACAATTAGTGATTGCAATAATTTATCTATTACAACTCCTTTTTTAATGTAACTTTCATTTGTAAGGATATCTTCTTCTTTAGCTGTCATGTATTTCATTTCAACCGAACCCCTAGATAAGGGATTATCTGCCGGGTAAATTAAACCTCTCGAAGGTAAACTTACTTCTTCCGTAGGGAATAACTGTTTTTTTTCTTCCATAACTTTATATGTTTGCATATACATATATGATAAAAAAGGGGGATCGCAAAAGCAATCCCCTTCTTTTATGATATTTGGCTAATATTAGTAGTTTAGTACGCAGTAATCTACTCTCATAGTAATCTGGATTTCCATTGGTGTTGAACTTGTCCAATCACCTGATCCAAAGTCTACGTTTGTGACAAAAGCACCTTTACAGGTCCATTCTTCTACTATGTCACCTACAGGACCTAAAGTTTGGAATCTAACATCTTTTTTATAGAAATCAGAGTAACCATCTCTACCTGTAACAGACTCGTGAGATAAACGTATCCATTCCATTACTGCCTGTGCACCTGATGGGGTTACTGGATCATAAAGGGTAGCATTGATATTTTGCCAATCTGCTTTACCTTTAATTTTTCTTTTAATATTGATGTGATCTAAAGTAACTTCATCAAAAGTTAATTTAGGTCTATCTGCTTGTCTTACCAAGTATGCAGGGATACCATCTATACTAAATAGAAATCTATTCTGCAGCTTAGGTTCGTAAGCTTGATAGAACATTTCTTGTGAACTTAATATTGCCATAATATGTGTTGTTGTTTATTCTTGTTTATTATACATATATTATTCTCCGAAAGTTGCTCCAGTAGGTAATATAGTAAAGTCTAATATTATAAATTCTGCAGTTTTAGTAGGTTGCAACAATATTTGGCCTACTAATTGGTTTCTATCTATAACATCTGATGTGTTATTAGATTCATCCATTACTACTCTAAAGGCGAATAATCCTTGTCTTTGTTGAACACTTTCTAAGAAAGGATTAACAGTATTAAGGAATCTGTTTCTAGTATCCGAAGTATTTTGTTCAAATACTAAGTTTTTAGAGGTATCACCTATGAAGTTCTTAAGGTTAATTAATAATCTTCTAACATTAATTCTATCTAAAGCGCTAGCTTGTTTTTGGAGAGTTTTCTGTCCGAATGCTACAACACCATTTCTTGGGAAAGTAGCTATTGGGTTAACTCTTGCATCATATAAAGTATCGCGCATTTTAGATGTTAATTTAACTTCTGCTCTGGATACATTTAATCCACCTCTATTTAGACCAGCAGGGGCAAACCAAGGTGCTGCTACTCTATCATTAAAGGCGTAAACACCAGGCATTACTGTAGAAGCTGGAGAGAATATATCTCTAC